TGATCAGCTCCAGCGGACTGGCTGCAGTTAGTGACGGGTTGGCGAGCATCCATAGATGCTGGGGGTTTACGCGGCTGACCAGGTCGGCGCGGAACAGGGGTTCGCCTGCAGCGCTGAAGCTCCAGGCAACCAGTTCGGAGCAGAACCAGCGGTCATCTTCCTGCCAGTCGCGGCCGCGTAGGGCGATGCCGGCGACGCCGAGCCAATCGTAGGGGCGGCCCAGCTGGCAGGCGGCGGCGTCGAGTACGGCGTTGCGATCGCGTACCGAGAACTCGACCAGGGCGGCCTGGCTGGCCAGGCGCAGGCGCTCGGCCATAGGCACGTGCACCACGCCGGATGGGGCGACTGCGCCGATCAGCTCGGGCACCGCGCCGCGGTCATCGACCAGATCCACATGCGACCATGTTGACCAGGTGCCCAGCCGGATGGCCAGGCTGCCGAGGTGACGCCTGCGGGTGAAGAGGACGCGGACGGTTGCCATGTCAGGCGGCCGGGTTGTTGCCGACGCCGGCCACAGCCCCCTCGATGACGGCGATGGTCTGTTCCGCCAGCTGCTGAGCCTGCTCAACCTCGCCGGCATCCATCAGCATGCGGATATGTTCCTTGGCGGCCAGGCGGGTTTCGCGGATGACGTACAGCGCCTCGGTGTAGGCCGCGGCCTCGGCCAGGATGCTGTCCGCTGCCCGCTGCGCTGTGCGGCCGTTGATGGCCCAGGCGGCGACGGTACGAGGGACCGCATCTCCGGGGTAACCAGCGTCGGCGAAGGCCTGCGCGTCGCGCCAGGCGCGGTCGTATTCGACGGCGCGTAGAGGGTCGCCGGCCACTCGGGCGCGAGCGGCATCGGCGGCGTCATCGATGCGGGCGCAAAGAATGTCAGCGCGTGGCTGAGCGCGCGCTGGCGCCTCATAAGTCTGACCGTCATAGATCCAGCCCGGTGCGACGTCCTCCCCACACACCCGCCACTTCAGCGCGGGATGGAAACGCCCTGTAGGGTCGATATCAGTAATCTCGGCCACGGCGCCATTTTCGATTCGTGCCCACATTGTCATATCCCCCACTCGATCAATACGCAGCCATCGCCGCCCCGGTCGCCTGTGACCGTTTGGCTGCCAGAGGTCGTACCTTTACCGCCGCCACCAGACCCCATGCTTCCAGGCTGGCGAACGCCACCATTAAGGCGAGACGACCCCCCTGGGCCACCGGCAACTGACGACCCGGAGACTGCCGGCGCAGCGGCGACACCCGCCTGCCCCGCTTCTCCGCGAATGTTGATGTCGCCACCAACGCCTAGCCCACCGTTGTTGCCGGCCCCTGCCTGGCTTGACGTGGTACCACCCACTGCAGGGTTGCCGGCGTCGCCACCCGTGGCGCTACAGTAACCACCGAAACTGCTCGTCCCGCCTGGCGTCCCTGGCGTATTGCCCGTTCCGGGGTTGCCTCCAGCGGCAACCGTTACCGGCACACTGGCGACGCCTGTCAGGTCGAGCAGTTTGTCGGCCTCGCCGCCCGCGCCGCCGCCGCCGCCGGCTGCGTTGTAGTTCGCGCTGGACGTCGCACCACCGCCGCCGCCACCACCCCCGACGACGCGCACCCGCGCGCGCCGGCGCCCACTGCGCAACACGGGTGGGACATTGAAGGTGTGGTTACCCGGCGTGGCGAACATGACGCGGCCACATGCCAGACTCGCAGGTAGCTGAGACTGCCCCGCACACCACCACTTTCCACTGCCGTCACTGCGCAGGCGCAGGTAGTCGCCCGCGAAGAGCAGCTCCGTGCTGGCTTGGCCGGCGGCTTGGGCCGTGGTGTCGAGCATGAGCTTGTCGGTGCCGCTGGCAGCAATGATCAGTGCATTGGCGGTTGCGTCGACACGCCGAAGCAGGAAGTCGGCCGCCCCTGGGGCTGTGGACGCGGGCGGCAGGGTAAAGGTGCGGTTACCGCCGCTTGCATCGAGCAGGACCAGGCCGGCATGGGCTACGGTTAGCACGGTATCTGCGGCGAACGCCGAGGTGTCGCCACGGATAGCGCGTAATAGCTGCGCATTGTTCTGCTCGTCCGGGCTCAACCCTGCCGCCTGGATGACTGCAAGCAGCTCATCGGTGACCGCATTCGCCCAGCCCGCCGGGTCTCTTGACGCGGGAATGCCCAACAGCGGGTTGCCGTCGGTGAACTTGCCGTTGAGCAGGTTCACACCGGGCTGTGATTTGGGGTAGTCCATCAGTTTCCTCCGTAGGTAAATAGCAGGATGGAGCCGGCTGGCTTGCGCTTGTGCAGCACGCATTCGAGCTGGCTATCGCCCCAGACCTGGTAGGGCTCGCCCATGGCGGCACGGCCGTGGCGGCGCTGGATGACCAGGCTCGTGGGCAGGTTGAGCTGCCAGGTGTCTTCCCAGTCCTCGCCGCCGTAGGGCTCGCCCATGCTGGCGCGGCCGTGGCGGCGAGCCTGGTATTCGGTGATGGTGGCGTCCGGGTAGCCGAGCGCCTCGGCGAGGGCGAGGAAGTCCGGGCGGGATTGGCCGCCCAGGCCGATCAGCCGTGCGAGCACAGCGGCGGAGCGTTCCTGGAAGGTCTGCGCGCCCTGGATGCTGCATTCGTCCGGCAGGCCGAGGGCGGCTTCCCAGCGCTCCAGCGTTTCGAACGCCTCGCCGGCATCGGCTTCGCGGTAAAGATCATCGGCGCGGTCATGGGCGCGGGCCATCGCTTCGCCGAAGGCGCGCAGCAAGGTCTGCAGCAGGCTGTCCGGGTCCTGCGTCCAGGCGGCGCCGGGCGGCAGCAACTGGCCGAGCAAGCGGCCGTAGTCAGCAGCGGTCACGCCCATGTGATGCCTCCGAAGGTCGGCATCTGGCCGGTGCCGTGCAGCAGGTCGGCGGTCGGGTAGAGCACCTCGTTGTCCGTCTCGCCGCTGGCCAGGCTGACCGCCTCTCGGATATGACTGAGCAGCAACGTGCCGCTGGGCTCAGCCTCGCGGCGATGCAGGTCGCGCAGCTCGGCCTCGATGGCGGCGCGCACTTGCAGGGTGTTTGGCACTGCGCGGATCTGGTACTGAACCGGCGCTTCCACCGGGGGCAGCACGTAGACCGAGCGCCGGCCGGCCGGGCGCCGTTCGCCAATGTAGGCCTCGGCCACCTCCAGCACCTCGGCGCCGGGGATGGGGCTGTCCTGGTTGTCGCAGACCACGCGCACGACCACGCTGCCGGTGCCTTGCTCGTGCTCGGTGGCCCAGGCGCGGGTGATGGCGGTGTGCGACTCCAGTGCCCAGGTCTCGTAGTCGGCCAGGGTGCCGCCCTGCGGCGGTTCGGCCATACGGCGGTGCAGACGATCGCGCAGGCCGGCCAGATCTTCCTGATCGGCGCCGCCGGTGAGGCCGTCGGCGCCGACGGTAGCGGCGGACTGGATGCCCACGACCGGGCTGACCAGCGTTAGGCGAGCGCCGGCCGGCAGGTTGCCGGCGCTGCCCGCGGTCGCGGCATCGACTGCGACCTGGCCGGTGCTGGCGGTTAGGGTCAGATCCTCACGCACCGTATAGAGCTGGTCCTGGGTGAACTGCAGCGTGGTGCCAGTCAGCAGCGTGCTGCCGGGGGTGCCGCTGATGGTGACCAGGCCGCCGGCCGCGGTGGCGGCGCGATACCAGAGCTTGAAGCGGCGGGCCCAGCGCTCGACGCCATCGGCGTCGGCCAGCTCGTCCGGCAGGAAGTTGCGGTAGCGGTAGTCGATGTGGGCGTGCAGCCCCTGCACCGCGCCGGCCAGCGCGAATGCCAGCACGCCAAGGGTGCTGCGGCGGGTGCGCGCTTCAGTGCCCGGCAGGTGCGCCTCGATGTCGGCGGCGATCTGCTGGCGGGTGGTGTTCAGGTCAGGGATGGAGAACGCCATCAGTGGGCCTCCCAGAGGGTATCGAACTGGTGGTTTTCGGTGCGCCCGTCACGCCGGTGGATGGCCAGCGCCAGGCGCAGCCAGCCGCGACGCGGGACGCTGGCGGTGACCTCGGTACGCGCGGCGATGCCGTCTTCGAGCGTCCAGGCGAGGCTTTCCTGCCCGTACTCACGGGCGCGGCGCAGGGTTTCGGCGATCTCCTTCTCGCGGCCGAGCAGCCAGAGGCGCGAGCCGATCTGGTCGCCCCCGACGTCGGGCCAGGCATCGCCCGGCCAGCCGCGGCGGTCGGTACCGCCGCCGGGCAGCGCGTCCTCGGCGCGGGCGCGGCGATCGGAGAACAGGCTGATGACGGCAGGGGTCTGCAGGCCGTGATCGAGGGCGAGGTCGTTGCCGTCGAGCACCAGGTCGGCGCCGAGGCCGTCCCAGCGCAGGGCGATGTCGGTCATTGCGGGCCCCCTGAAACACCGTTGCCGGGCTCTACGTCACCATGCGTATGGCCGACCTGGCTGATGCCCGCCGCGACTTGGTCGCCGGCCGACTCGATGCGGCCGGTGGTGGTGATGAGCGGCGTCTCGAAGCGGGCGGCCTCGCTGGCCTTGACGGTGAAGACGCGGGTCTCGACCTCGATCGCGTTGTCGCGCTTGAAGTGCAGCTTGTCGCCCTCGTCGGTGTAGATGGCCACCTCGCCGGGCTCCAACGCGGTGAGGCGAAAACGGCGATCGCCGCAGGAGACCACGACGCTGTGCGCGCGATGGCCACCGACGGCCAGCACCAGGGCCTCGGCACCGGGTAGCGGGTGGGCCGTGAAGCCGTAGGGCTGCCAGTGCTCGATGCCATCGAGGGTTTCCTCGGCCAGCAGCTTGACCTGCAGCGCCTGCATCTTGGCCGCGTCGTT